CAGGTAGTGGAGGTGCCAACTACGCCGGTTGCGTTTCGAGTGGTTGCAACTATGCCGGTTGAGACATAGGCTGGTATTTGTACTTCACCGATTTCGCGGAGATGTCGGAAGCGAACTCGGGAGCATAGTTGCTTGTATCTGTAGTCGATCCACTTGATTGCGTTTAGGAAACCGGCATCCGTGTTGACCGATGCGAGTAAGTCGCGTGCGACTTCTTCAGTTGTTGCCATTAGTTACTCCGTACATCACGTACTTTGCTCTTGGACTTGCGAACTATCTGCTTGTCGGTTCCGAGCTTGGAGCGACAAATAGCCCAAGCGTTACCCTTTTTCTTTTTTGCGGCCAGACTGGCCTTTACCTTTTTTACTCACCTGTCCAGCTTTGCGGGCATTTTCTTCTTCCTGCTTTTTTTTCTCCCTTTTGGCGACTTCCTCGGGAGGGATTACTTGTGTTTCAATCATAAACTCAATACCCATTGGTGAGATCATGCAACGGGGGACGAGAGCTACATTGTACTTTGCGAGCACATTCTGTACCTCACGCATAGCCATCTGCTGGCGGTTTGCATCGTCCCCTATCACAAGTTTTGCGTGGGACGCCATAGCGCGTTTAACCGCCGCTTGGGTCTCCGGGTCTTCCTTACTCATCTTTCCCCTCCTCTTCTAGTGGTTTATCCCAACGAATTTGGTCGTAGTTCTCCTTGAACTTATCCGAGGGGACGCTAGGTGGAACGTATGGGCCTGCATCTCGGGACTTTGAGTAATACTCACCTTCGATTACGAGGCCCATATCTAACCTGAACTATATTGAGAACTCGGAATCGTCCCTGAAGGTGGATCACTGATTATGATGCACTGCTCACACCACTTTGGCGTGAGATACATCGTGTTAGTGCTCCACCAAGCCTGCGCTGGAAACCAATCAATCATGTCTTGGAAGTCGGTGCGGATGTCCGCATCATCTAATTCATACTTCTTCTTGAAGATGAAGCAGAGATTTTCCAAAGACAGATGTAGCTGATGACCAGCAGAACGATTCTGAATCTCGGTTATTGACTCAACGCAAACATCACCTGAACTAATAGCCATAACCCACCTCCTTAACCAGAGGTGTGATCAAAGTTTCGCATTAGTCCGTGGAATGCTCCACCGGAACCGCCGCTTGAGTCGATGCCAGGTACATGGAACCAGACATAACTTTCTTCAGCAGCAGCGCAAACATCCGTAACACCACCAAAGGCGGTAGCGGAGTCAAAGTAGAGCATGTGTCCAGTGTTATGCAAGCCGGAACTCGCAATTGCAACCGTTAGTGCCGTAGCGCTATTGTTGAGAAACAACGAGCGTTTGAATATCGAGGTTCCCTTACCAGCACCAGGCTTGACGTGAATGAACAACGCCGCAGCATTGGCCGCATTCATCACCCAATTGCAATTGTCATAGACAGCTCGAATGGTGGTGTTCGATGTATACTCAAGCATCTGACCAGAAGCCATAGTGATCGAGTCAGAGCCGAAGTAGACATTTCTAAAACCCACCTCACTACAGTCGCCGAGCTTAACCATCGAGTAAGCGGCAACCGTGGCATCAGACGAGTTGTAACAAGCCATGTGCATGTCACTGAACCAATTGCGAGCACCTGTAACGTGGAGTAGGCAAGTACCAGCAGTGCTACCTCCACCGTGGTTCATGGCAAAGTTGTGAAAGCTATTACCATATCCACTGATGGTCCAAGCAGTAGCGATATCAGAGCTTGGATTGACGCGAGAACGATAGCTGCGCTGTCCGGGCATTGCAGCACCCATTCCAACAACATGCAACTGGTCCTTGGCCCATGTGATAGCAGCAGTGTTTGAGATACCGGCAGCCGCACCGAGGAACAGTACGTCATGCCTGCCAGTTTCCATCGCATTATAGGCTGACGATATGCAGTTAGCTCCAGCGAAGTATTTGTCTGTGTCGAACCAGTCTTTCCAGTAGGCTCCATCAGCGTTAGTTGAAGCATGGCAGGCAAAGTATAACTCACCTGCGCCCATGATACCTGCGCCAGTAAGCGCAGCGGAGAGTAGGTCTCTTGATCTAGCTGACATATTCTACCTCCTTATCCTGGGCTACCGTCAACACCTCTCCAAGTACCGTAGCCCTTGGTGTGGCGTTGGTAGACAGTTGCGATGGCGTTTTTGGTCCACGGGTCATCAAACATGTCAAAGATGGGGTGGTCTCTCCACATGAAGTTAATGTCATGCTCACCCTTGGAAGCGATCAGGAAGTGATAAGCCGCTGTGGTGATGTAGTGACACACCATCCAGGTGAGATCCTCATCAATGAGCGCGTTGATCTCGTTGTCAGCCCGGTACGCCTTGTGGGGCGAGCCGAGGATTTCACGAGCCGCGAACTTGTTAGTTGGGGTCACGAGACACATCGAGGGACGCATCAAGCGAGGTAAGTTACGCTCGTCGGTCATGCTTTCAAACCGAATGATTGCGTTCTGTAGATAGGTCTGTGAGAAGCCGATTGCTACGTCAGGTTCGTTGGCGCGGGATGTGCCGTCCAAGCCTACGTGACCGGTCGAGCAGAGGGGTTCTGCGGAGAAGCCCATGCGGTTCGAGCCGGAGGTGAAGGCGTTGTTGAACACGTACCATGCGTCAACTTCTTGACGGTTACGTGAGGCGCGGGCGAGTTCAGCGACCATCTCGCGGAGTACGCCGTACAGTTCATCTCTCCATGCTTCCCAGGTGATTTCCACAGCCATGCCGAAAGGCGAGGCGGTGTACTGCTTGGTTCCACCCATGAGAAGTTCGTCGAGGCCGAAGGGAGCACCTTCAACTTTTGGGGGGAGAGTTCCGAGACCTGAAACCTGTTGGTCGGTCACGGGGTTCCATTCCATGTCCTGTACATTGAAGACATTTGGGTACTCAAGAGGGCGCTCTTTGCCGGTGTCCACGTAAACTTTACGGAGGTCAGGCGCGAGCAGCGCGCTGATGTATCCTCTAGTGGTCGGGGGCATTGCTAATTATCCTCCTAGTTAGGGGTTATTAAGATGTACCATAGCCCCAAGGACTATCGGTAGCGTAGCATCCACTGAAGACGAAGTAGTTACGTCCGTAGGCTGTGCCAGTCGCATCTTTGTTGTTGATGCAGTACATACCGACTGAGGCGGTAGTTGCTATGCTCATCACCCAGCATTTACTTGAGCCACCGTCGGCAGTAGCGAAAGTGTCACCAATTTGACCACTCTGCACTACAGCACTAGCAGTGGTAGCGTGATACACAACAGCCGAGAAGACTGTCATTGGGGTGATTAGAACAACAGATGCGAGAGCAGAACCATCCGCAGTGGAGCCGCATGAGTCGTGTAGAGCTATGCCAAAGCAGGCGGTTGCTGACGTAATAGCACCAGTGGCAGCGGTGTAAACGTGACCACTAGAGTCTATCGCCAAGATAGCACCAGCTACCCAACCGGTGGAATCAGTCTGCTCACCGATTTGAATAACGGGAGGAGAACCACCACCAAGCATATACTCATATTGGATTTTTGATCCACTTGTTACAGCCATTTGTTAAAAAATCCTCCTAGTTGATAAGATACGTTTTAGCCGACTATTTTTCCCAGGCACCTCCTTACTTCTTTTTTGGCGCGGGAACACCGGGGATGGTCCCGTCGCGTAGTTTTTTGTCTATATGTTGCATCGCAGTCGCGGCTGCGCCTTTGCGCTTCTCGACTACGTCCATTAGAGTACCACCACCACCGGATGGTACGTCCGATATATCCTCGTGGAGTTTGATTCCATGTCCTCGGCCTCGTTCGGCGAGGTCACGCAGGCGGGAGGTGATTCCCTCGTATTGGAGATCCTTCCTGCGTCTGGCGTCTTCTTCCAATCTGTGCCAGCGTTCCTCTCTTATTCGCATGAGCACGGTGTCGCCGATTCTGCGTGTGCCGTCTGCTTCCTTGTGCTCGATGCACTCTACCATATCCTTCTTGTCGTTGTTCACTACCTCCCAACCCATTGCTTTCTTGGCCCAGACCATCTGGCTGTTCTGCCCGTAGTAAATCCAGGCGTAGACGTAGCCGGGTTGTTTGTTGGATACTGAGATCATCTGCTGGTCGATGGACTTGTGGAGGATTTCTCTGTCCTCCTCGAATGCGTCCGGGTCGATGCGGTGAACGCCGGTTTCCTCTTCGATGGTTTCCAGGCGCTCGTCGAGGGCTTCCTGGCGTTGGGCCAGTTGCTCATCCCGCTTGTAGCCTGCGGGTTCCAGGTCGGCGCTTTTCATACCGGCGTCGTAGAGCATAATATCCCTGATGAGGTCTTGACGGGTAGCCTCGGTTGGGGCGTCAATGCCACGGTCTCGGCACTCCTCTCTCAGTTCAGGGAGTTTCAGGTTCAATAGGTCTTGGCTCATTATTCCTCCTCCTCGGGTTCCTCTCCTGTGAAGTGTGCTTTACCAGTTTTCACCCAGAAGTCTGCCCAGTCTGCGTAGCCGAGGCTCTTGTAGTGTTGGTCGGGGGTTTTGCCTGCGGCCTGAAGGGCTGACATGTTCTCGGCTGACAAGTATTCCGATGGGTCAGGTATGCGATTGGGGTCGTCCTTTTGTGCAACATCCCGGCCAGGGGTCGCGGGGGTTTGGGTATCGACTTCATCGGCTCGCATACGCTCCTCGAACATCTTGTCGAAGGTTGGAATCACCTTCGTGAGCAGCAGGACGACGACACCGATCGCCACGATCAGGACCGTCGCCGGATACACCATCGCGCCTTTCACCTTCCG